GATGTGTATGGACCTGGTGGAGGAAATGGTTGCCTTGCTGGTCCTTTAAATGTTAATATAACGGACGGGAGAAGTTAATGACATACGACGAATTAAAACAAAAAATTATAGACTACACAGAAGTATCTAGCAATGTTTTTACAGACACTATTTTAAATGGTTTTATTAATGATGCTGAATTTAAAATTTTAAGAGAAGTAGACTCTGATAATAACAGACGTTATGTTACAGCTAATTTAATAGCAAGCACAAGATTTATAGATGTACCAACAAATTTATTAATTGTAAGATCTGCTCAAATCGTGGACTCTGAATTAGCATCTGGAGATACAAATCAAAACAGAGATTTTTTACAGTTTAGAGATACAAGTTTTATGTCGGAATTTAACCCTACAGCAACCACTGGAGTACCAAAATATTACAGTAACTGGGATGAAACTAGAATAGTAGTGGCTCCTACTCCAGATCAAACTTATACTATTCAGTTAAATTATATCTTGAAACCAACTGGATTATCGAGTACAAATACCACTACATACTTAAGCACCGAATTTCCCAACGGCTTATTGTATGCTTGCCTAGTCGAGGCTTACGGATTTTTAAAAGGACCCGTTGACATGCTCCAGTTATATGATAAAAAATATGTCGAAGCAGTCAAAGGATTCTCAATAGAACAAATGGGAAGACGAAGACGAGATGAATACCAAGCAGGTGTTCCTCGAATAGGAAAACAGTAAGGAGAAAACTATGGCTATAACACAAGCGATTGCAAACAACTTTAAAAAATTACTACTAGAGGGTGACTCTAATTTTAAACAATCTGGTGGTGATAAATATAAGTTAGCTCTTTATACTTCTTCAGCTACTCTTACTTCAGCAACAACTTCTCTATTAACTAGTTCACCAACTAACGAAGTTACATCAGCAAACTATTCAGCTGGTGGTGGTGCACTTGTTAATGCGCCAACTTCTTTAACAGCTGGTGTCGCAAGAGCAGATTTTGTTGACCTGTCATTTCAAAACGTTACCCTGACAGCAAGAGGAGCTTTAATTTACAACACATCATCTGCAACTACTAACTCTGCAGTTTGTGTTTTAGATTTCGGAGCAGATAAAACAGCTACTTCAGGTACGTTTACAGTTCAGTTTCCAGCACCAACATCAACAGCAGCGATTTTAAGAATCTCTGGTTAATTAGGAGGTAATCTCCTATGGCATCCGGAACTTGGAATACTGGCTCTTGGGGTCAAAATCAATGGAATGATAATGCGAACCCAACACCTATTGTTACAGGGTTTGGTATGTCCGCAGCACTTGGGGACGAGTCAAGCTCAACAGAAGTTAATGTAGGTTGGGGTAGACAAGAATGGGGCCTTCAAGGTTGGGGTATTGCCGGCACATTTATTGCTACAGGTGACGCTGTCACTGCAAATCTTGGAAGTGTTACTACATCAGCAGATGCTAACACAGGTCCATCCACAAATAACAATCAAACATTAACAACAGGTCTTGGAAGCGTAACCGCTTTTGGTTTAGCATTAGTTTCACCAACAGGATTTTCACTTACAAATAGTCTAGGAACAGCTGATGCTGGTCCTGATGCTATGGCAACAGGTGACGCTGTTGTTGCAAGTCTTGGTACAGTAGAAGCATTTAATAATGAAGGTTGGGGTAGACTTGGTTGGTCAATAAATGATTGGGGTGATGCTGGTAGTTCTGTGCAAGCAGATGTTTCTGGAATTGCACTGACTGCAGCTTTAGGATCTCCAACAGAAATTACTGGTGATGCAACTATTGTTGCAAATACTTTAAATGTAGCTCAGTTAACTTTAGGTGTTGTCGACCCTGCACCTGATGCAATGATTCAAGGTAACTTCATGATAGGTGCTTTAGGTACTTTAGGGTTTAAAGGAGATGTTTTACCTGTTCCAACAGGTATAGCAATGTCTGCTGCTTTAGGAAGCGTAACAATAGATTTAAATCAACAAGTAAATGTAACGCAAAATCCAATGTTAGCAAGAGTTGCTTCAGTATCTGCATTTACAGATGCTACCGCAACTTTCAACGGTTTTGGGTTGACTACGACAGTAGGAAGTGGTAATGCTCTTATCTGGAACGACATAAACACAGGTTCCGCTCCAATAGATCCTCCAGGCTGGAGAGAAGTCGTTGCATAAAGAGTTGACACTTTCTCTTTATTTTAATAAAATAAACGATATAAGGAATTTAATATGGCGAATTCAACATCAGCAAATTTAAAACTTACAGTACAAGCAACTGGGGAAAACTCAGGAACTTGGGGACAAATTACAAATACTAACCTTTTAATTCTAGAACAAGCAATTGGTGGTTTTACTACTTTCAATATAACTAACGCAGCTAGATCTTTAACTTTTACTAATGGTGCTTTATCAAATGGTAAAAATGAAGTTATAAAATTAACAGGTACCTTAGCTTCTAACTTAACAGTTAGTATTCCAAACTCACTTGAAAAAACTTATTTAGTTGAAGATGCATGTAATCATGCTGGAAATACTTTAACTTTTAAAACTGCATCTGGAACAGGTGTTCTTTTATGTGAAGGAAATAATTACACACTATATTCTGATGGAACTAATGTTGTAAAACTCCATGAACAAAGAAATTGGAGAGCAATATCAGCAGCGGAAACAGTTCAAGCTGGTGCTAAACTTTTAGTAAATACAAATGGTGGAGCAGTTACAGCTACGCTCCCAGCATCACCTGCTACAGGAGATGAAGTACATTTTGTAGATCAAGGTTATGATTTCAATACTAACGCGTTGACTGTTGGTAGAAACTCTTCTAATATAGCTAATGCAGCATCTGATCTTGTAGTTAATACTCAAGGTGCAGCTTTTTCATTAGTATTCTCAGGAGATGCTACAACAGGATGGACTTACACGGAGAAATAATATGTCAAATTACGAAGCAACAAAATACGATTTTTCAGGAGCAAACCTTACAGGTATCGAAGGAATTCCTACAGCAACTATTGTGCCATGGTCTTCTGCATCAGTACCAACAGGTTTCTTAGAGTGTAATGGTCAGACAGTTTCAAGATCAACTTACTCTGCATTATTTGCAATTGTAGGTACAACTTATGGAGCTGGAGATGGTTCATCAACTTTTCTTGTACCAAATTTAAGTGATAACGTAGCGGTTGGAAAATCTAATAACAAAGCTTTAGGGTCAACAGCAGGGGCAAACACAGTTCAATCTACTGGAAATGTAGGTGGATCAACGGCTAATGCAACTTTAACAGAAGCTCAACTTGCATCTCACGATCACAATATTTCTATAACAAACCCTACAGCACCATTTCAAACGGGTAATGTTGGTGGTGGTTTTCCATCAGCAACTGGTAATAAGAACACTGCCAATGCAGGTTCAGGTAGTGGTCACTCTCATAATATGAGTGCAAACTTTTCAGGTGATGCAACTTCGGTTGTTCAACCTTATTTAACAGTAATTTATATAATTAAGACGTAGGAGAAAAAATGGCAACAAACGCAACATGGACAGTAGTATTCGGAGACAAACTTGTTATTAAACAAAGTGGAGATGCAGCTGGAACTGGATATAAAATTTCTGATGATGATTTTTGGGGATTAGCTAAATGGAATAACATTTGGGCTATTCAATATGGAACATCTAATCCAAGTGATACTGTGGAATATAAAGATGAAACTTCTCACTCTAGCTGGGAAGATGCAAACCTAGGTGATTTTACAGACTTCACTACTAGATGGGATTCAGCTCACTTAGCTCAATTACAATCTAATTGGGATAATGATAATCTTCTTAATGAAGATGGTAGTCCTGCTGAAACAGAAGCTGATAAAATTGCTAGATTAGGTGCAAGACCTACATCATACTCATCTTAATCAACAGCGCTTAAATTAAAAGCATAACAAATTCTTTTTTCTTTTCTTTTTTCAGGTAAAACATAGTGAAGCAAATCAAAAGGAAATATTAAATAATCAAATAATTTAGGTTTTACTTCAAAAACTTCACTATTTTTTGAAAAAATAATATTATTATTTGCATCGGATAAATAAAGAACACCGGCATATTTAATACCATCTCCTGTGTGAGAGTGAGGTTTATTATAAGAGTTGTTTTCTAACACGTTTAACCAACTATGAATAATTTTAACATAATAAACATTATTTAAATAATTATTTATAAATTGATTTAAATCTTTTTTACCTTCAAAAGTTTCGTGATATTGAAATCCACTTACACAAGAAATGTTATCTTCTGTCTTATAATTTTCTTCTACAAATTTTAATACTTTTTTATATATATCGATTGGAATAGGTAGTTTTCCATGAGATACACGGACAGTAAATAAATTATAAGTATTTATCATCGTAACATCATCCACGAAGTTAGAATATATTTTTCACCTGATAAAGGTGAATTACCTCTATGTACATAAGGAAAACCAGCAGGCCAAATAACAATTCTACCTGTTTTAGGTTTTACTCTTTTGGAAAAATGTAAAAATTCTGTTTCTCCACCTTCTTCTACATCATTTAAATATATAGAAAAAACAAAAGCACGTGGTTCATTATGGTAACCTTTTCCATGTTCTATATGCCAAACATGATAACCTTCTGTAGGTAAAGTTTTTTGTATTTTTAAATCTGTAAAATGAAAAGGAACTCCATAAGCATGGTCTGCTCCTACATTTTTAACATAGTGATTCCAAGCTAAATCAAAATTTACCATCATTGGTTTTAATGATTCCCACCATACATTTAAATTAAAAGGTGCTGCAAAAAATTGTTGGTCCTGTTTTTCTAATATTGATGCTTTTTCCCCACCTATTCTATTTACGGTATTATTAAATTTATTTTGATTTTCATATAATTTAATTGCTTTATTACATTCTTGTTCAGTAATGTAATTATCATAGATACCTATAAAATTATTTATGTTAACTATTTTTTCATTCATTTATTTTTTTTTACTTTATAAACATTTGTATTGAAACTCTTGGTATGATTGTACTTAACACAGGATTAACTTTATGTTTAAGTGGAGCTTTTATTATTACTAAAGAATTACCTACTATGGGTATATAACCATGACCATTTTCTGAATTAAACATTAATTCTCCACCAAACTGATTATTCCATCTATTATTAATATAATATGTTGCTCCATATGTCCAACCGCTATCATCATGCCAATTAATACCTGCCCCTTTTTCCATATAATGAATATTACTAGTAATATCTTTAAAATCTTTTAATTGATAAAATTGATTGTGATGAGTTAAAGTTTTTAATTTTTCAAACGGCGGATAATTTGATACACCTACTCTTTTTGGTGGGACTATATTTTCTATTAAACCTTCTGGCCATAGACCTTTAGAAGTATGCAAATTAATACTTTTACGTTGTTTAAATATAGAATTATGAATTCCTTTATAAGTAGAATAATCTAAAAAATTTTGTATGTAATAAAGTTTATCAGGAATTGAATATATTAATTTCATTAATTTTTTAAAAAACAATTTATTGAATACCTAGTGCCTTTTGTTACTGGTTCTGTGCCATGAATCCAAATAGGCTCTGCAGGAAACAACATTGCGTCTCCTGTTTTAAAAGATTCTTTTATTAAGCCATTAAAAAATCTAAACTCACCTCCTTCATAATCTTCATTTAAATTTAATGTGCAAGAAGCTCTTATATTTTCTCCAACATCACTGTGATCGTCAATAAATTCTCCTTTTTTATATTTTATGATACGAACATTATTTGTATTGTTAAAAAAATAATCATTAAAAGTAGGAGATATATTTTTTTTAATGTGTAAAATATAGTTAGTTATCATTATTGAAATATACATTTTGGAAATATCAAAAGCTTCTTTTATATCATCATTAGGATTAACAATAGCTGATAAGTTTAAACACTTAAAATTATCCATTTGAGCTTTTTCAGATTTAAATTTATAACTTCCTTCTATAGTTGACAATTCAGAGTATTTTTCAAAGGTCTTAATTAATTTTTGACAAACATTTTTAGGAACTAATCCATTGATTCTATACTTTAAATCTGTTATTTTATGGTCAAAGGACATATTTTTGTATCTTTCATTCTCTATATTTTTAATATATAACACAATTATGGCTCTAAAAAAAGTAGATTTTGCACCTGGTTTTAATAAACAAAGCGTACCCTCCGCTCTTCCTGGACAGTGGGTAGATGGTGATTTTGTACGTTTTAGATACACCGCCCCTGAAAAAATAGGTGGCTGGGAGCAATTGACCGCTGCATCTAAAACATTACCAGGCGCAGCTAGAGCACAGTTAACTTGGACCTCTTTAGCAGGTGAAAAATATGCAGCCATAGGAACCTCTCAAGGTTTGTTTTTATATTATGGTAATGATTTTTTTGATATTACGCCGTTAGACACAGCGATTACTGGATGTACTATAACAACGGTTAATGGTTCAAATACTGTAACTATAAATAAAGGATCTCATGGTTTAGCTAAAGGAAGATATGTAACATTATCTGGTGTGACTGTTACAGGTGCTTCAGACTACACACCTGCAGAATTACAACAAGTTTATGAAATACAAACAACTCCAGATGTAGACAAGTTTACTATATTAGCTTCTAGGAATGAAGGAGGTACAGGTATGACTGCGGCAGGAGCTGCAACTGTTAATCCTTATATTGAAGTAGGACCTACTTTTCAAACTGCAGGTTATGGTTGGGGTACAGATTTATGGGGATCTAGCACATGGGGAACTGAAAGTGCAACTAGTGATGTGATTCTTGCTCCAGGAAATTGGAGTTTAGATAATTTTGGTCAAGTATTAGTTGCTACAATATTTGATGGTAAAACATTTACATGGAATGCCGGAGCATCCGGAGCAAGAGGTATAAGAGCCTCTTTGTCTACATCGGGTTTTGTAACAACAGGTAATCCTACAGCCAGCAGATTTACATTAGTTTCTGATCGAGATAGACATTTGTTCCATTTTGGAACTGAAACAACTATAGGTGATCCTACAACACAAGATCCCATGTTTGTACGATTTTCTAATCAAGAAAATTTAAACACTTATCTACCTACTGCTACTAATACTGCGGGTACATTTAGATTAGATACCGGTAATGAAATTAGGGCAGCTTTACAAGGTAAAGATTATGTTTTTGTTTTAACCGATAACGCTGCCTATGTAATTCAATTTGTTGGTCCACCTTTTACTTTTAGTGTTAGACAAGTTGGTACAAACTGTGGATGCATAGGACAGCATGCAGCCTCTTATGTTAATGGTGCTATATATTGGATGTCTAATGAAGGTGGTTTTTTTATGTATGATGGTACTGTTAAAGCCTTACCTTGTTTAGTAGAAGACTTTGTATTTACAGTTCAGAATGGAAATTTAGGTCTTAATTTCAATGCATCTGATGTAATTTTTTCTTCACCAAATTCTTTATATACTGAAGTAAATTGGTTTTATCCAAAAGATGGATCAGAACAAATAGATAGATGTGTGACTTACAATTATCAAGAAAATGTTTGGACTACTTCATCATTAGATAGAACTACTTACGCTGATCAAGGTGTTTTTGTTAAACCTTATGCAACGGATTATGAATCTACAACCACTCCAGTGTTTCCAGATATTTTAGGTATTACCAATTTATATGGAGCGTCTATCTACTACGCTCATGAAGTAGGAAATGATCAAGTTAATAGTTCAGGCAGAAGCTCAATTAATGCTTTTATTAGATC